CTAAACATGTTTTACGTCTGTGATATAGCCGTTTTCATCGGTGGTTATGGTCGCTGTACCTTCTATTATCTTGCCATCTTCAGCAAAAGCAGAAGTTTTACCATCTGTGGTAACTGTAATTACGCGATTTTTAACCATGTGACCTGCATCATCAAAGAAGAACCAGTTGTCTCTATCTTCTGTCTTGTCGTGATACCAGCCCGTGACTATAGAGCCTTGATTGGGTGTGAAGAAGTAGGTTTCACCGCCAATGTCGCGAAGTCCTTCAACCATAGAGCCTTGAAGTGGTCCATCATCGGGCTCAAGGTAGTACCAACTATCACCTATTTTTTGCCAGCCAGTGAGCATCGCTCCAAACGTCCCGTCATGGACGGGTGAGAAGTACCACCATCTCCACACACCATCACTAGAGGTTTTAAGCGCCTTCCAGCCATAGGCCACATAACCCGCATCATCAAAGTAGTACCATGTGCCATCGATGAATCTCCAGCCATATGCCCACGTACCATCAGAGTATCGATAGCACTGATAGTCAGGTGATTTCTGCGAAATATTCCAGCCGTCATGCCAACCATCGGTTGATGTGGTTGCGTAATTACCGTTCGCCATCTGCTCATACCAGTAGCACGTCATGTCCCACGCTTGTTGCCACTGTGAATGTGCGAGCTCACCAGGGCACTGTGTCGATACCCAGTAGTTGTGTGGAAACACGTTGACAAGCCACTCGGGATAACCCAAGTTATATCTAATGAGGATACCTGCGGTAAGCTTAGCTAGGCTCTCAATGGTTGCGTCGTAGACTGTCCACGGATTCGCGCCTGAGTTAGCACACTCAATACCAATCGTTCCACGGTTCCCTCGTGAGGTGCCGGTGTGCCACGCCGTATCAGCATCATAGATATGCTGTGCGACAACACCGTTCTTGTCGATTGAGTAATGTGCGCTTGCATTGTCGTTTCTGTCCCACATGGCAGCCATGGCGTAGGGATCCATGCCGCCCACGACTGCTTGGTGGTGCCACGTGACGCCAAAGATAGAGTGTCCTGCACGACCTTGCCAGTAGGCAGAATTACACCACGCATTGACATCAGCTTCTAGGGTCTGATAGTTCATCTATTCACGCCCCTCTGCTGTATTTGCGGTTGTACCGGGCTTTATGTATTCCATTGCGCGTGCAGAGTCTCCGAGACCTTGTGTAGTTGGATCATTGACGATGCCCAGGATGGAAAGCACGGCAAAAGCCGCATTGATAATGTCTGCAATCTGGCGATTGAGCACGACGAAATCCCACTTATAGCCAAAGGGTGCCGCGCATACCTGCACCAAAAGTAGGACAGCTGGCACAATGGCCAGCCAGAAAGCTTTGTTCTTCATGCGTACGGTTAAATTGATCATGGTTGATCCTTTCTCTAATGTGAAAAACGGTTGAAAAAATAACCAAAAATTGCAGCTATCACGAGCTGTGTCAGCTGCTTTATTGCGTCTCGCCAGCTCTGGGCCGGTCTCTCTTTCAGCTCCTTAAGGTCACCTTTAATTTCGCCAAGCATGGCGGAGATGTTATTAAGCTCAGTGCGCACTGCAATACCGTCCATCCGGAGCTGATCTATTTGCTTTCCGTGCTCAGTAAGCCGTCTGTCGTGTATCTCTACACGGTCTTGGAGCTTAGCCACTTCGGTGGCGATCTCACTATCTTCCATGTGATTTCACCTCCTACTCTTTGATTGGGAAGGGCGCAGTCGTGACTACGCGATCAGTAGATGACTGAGCACCGGTAATCCACACCGAGCCATCGGCTCCAAGCCACACCAAAGCAGAGCGCCCTCCGGGATAGGTCACGGCTGGTAAGTACATATTATTTTCGGGGCGCAATCCCTCCGGAAGCTTAGGTGTAAGCGTGAGATTATTGGCTCCAGCTACGTCTACCGAGATATATGCTTCGGCTCCTACCTGCTTGTAGCGGACGTAATCACTTGAGGGTACGCCGCCTAAGTCTTTCCACGGCGTCATAGTGAGAAGATTGATTAGATGCTTGTGTGTGCCCGTGGCACTTGATAGCACATTTTCGTTCGCTATATATGCCACTTCATAGCCCTGTGGCTTGACGAAGACCTCTATACCTCGATTAGCATTGCTCTCAATCGCCGCAAATTTTAGAACGTTTGACGTAGCCGTATATGAGTAGCGCGGATTAAACGCAAATGACTCTCCGCTAAAAACAGCATCTTGTATAACGCCAATATCAGGATTATTTTTGCGCTTAACACCAAGATGGAAAGCAGAATCAACCATTGATATTTCTGCTTCCGTCGCTCCTTTAGCAAGAGCTACGGTGTTTTTTGCGAAAGTCGCAATCTCCTCAGTCCCGCTCATGACATGCAGACCCTGCGCATCTACGGTCGTATGCAAGCTATTCTTAGCGCCGACGTGTGCACCCTCGGCGTCGTGGGAAAAGGTATTAGTGATGTCACTCACTTTCTTTTCGACTTCCTTGGCTGTCTTCTCTGCCTGTGTGGCTGTTTGTGCGGCTGATGCGGCTGCTTGCTTGGCTTCGGTGGCCTTACCGTCCACTGCTGCAGCCTGTGTGCTTGCAGTGGCTGCTTGCTTCTTGGCGTCATGCGCTTCTTGACCGGCTGCGTCTGCGGTCTCTTTGGCTTCTGTTGCTGCTGCTTTAGCTGCTTTTACATCGGATACAACTGTCGTGACGGCTTGCGCTGCCTTCTCGGCTTTGGTGCTTACTTCTTCCACCTTAGACGCCGCGGCATCCGCCTTCTTAGTCGCCGTAGTGACTTGCTCTTCCACCTTGACGACGGTCTTCTTAGCTTCCTCGGCTTTCTTGTCAGCCTTGACAGCGCGATCATCTACCTCTGCCACCTTAATAGTGGTTTTCTTGGTGTCCTCCGCGATAGTGCGCGTGGACGCTGAGAGCGCTGTGACGCGTCGTTGCTGAGCGTCTGCGTCGTCTTGTGCTGCCGTACCGTCCTTAGTGAGGGTAGATGCAATGGCACCAAACTTATACTTTGTGTGAGTGGGGTCACAGATATCAATCGTACGGCCCACGCAAAGCATCATGCGAGACAGTCCGTGTGGTTTACTCTCGACAGATACTCTTTCAAGGAAGTTAATAGGACGGATGCTCTTATCTGCGTAGTGCAGGTCAAAGGCTGACACCTCGATGGCATCATCAAAGCGCGCTGCTGCGAGCTCTGCCATGGCTTTCTCGGCAAGCTGCTTTTTGTCGGAAATCTCGCGGTATTGGACGGTCTTCTCAATGACTCCATAGTGCTCCGCTTTAGCCTTATCAACGATAGCATCGCCAAGGATGTAGTAGTCAGGGCTGACAGCTACATAGATACCGTCTTTCTCCCCGTCATCGATGGTGACATCATGCTCGTGTTCTCCTTCGCCGGCTTTACCCACCGGCACAACAGCGGTAAAGATGTCTTTGCCGTCAGTGCTGGTTAAGAGATCTAAAAGATTTTGCCTGAGCTCTACAGCCTGTGTAGACTCCGCAGCGCCGCGAGAGGGCAGCCAGTCGATAAGAGAGCCATAGTCATCGTAGCGTACGCGGAAATAGCCCCCACAGAGCTTCGTAAGCTTGTCGCGCATCTCTTTTATCGTGGTTGGACGGCTCCCAGTACCACGGCTCAGACGTCCGTAGTTTATGCCGGCATTGATGCCGACGCGGAAACGCTCACAGCGGTTTGCCACATGCGCGTTGTGCTGGTCAATGAACCAAAGAAAAAGCTTGTCGGCTTCTGCCGGTGCATTGATGGGACAGTCAATCTCGGTCGTGTCGTAGGTCTTGTAAGGGCGCACTGTCGTGTCGTTAAGATATGCGAGCGACCCTTCACAGACTATCTTCTTTGCGCCGTCCATACTCATAGATGCAGAGCGCACGCGGCCGCGAAAAAGCACCTCTCCGCTCTCGACTTCTTTTAGCTCCACTTCACGCTCAATGGCCATGACTGCATCATGGTCAAAAGCAGACCAGAGCGGGTGCGTAGGTGCTACCTTAAAAGTGAGAGTCGGGGACTGTCCCGACTCTTCTTTTAGTTCTCCGCTTAAAATTTGGATGTTTGTACGCGGGTTGTGGAGCTCTTGCCCCGCGTAGTTCATGGCATACATTTACGCTGTCCTCTCCCACATGAAGACCGCCCTGTAAGGCGGCATGTTGTTGTGTGGCTGGTTGCCACCAGTTGCGTCTACTCTAAAGCGGTAGTTTGTTACATCGCCACTGGAGTATGCCGTCCATTGGTTGCCACTGCCCCAAGTATTGCCATAGAGCATTGAAGTATCGTGGTTGTGCGAAGGCATCTCAGCCACAGTTAGCGTATGTTCTTCTTCGCCGCCGGTGGTGCCTACGGGGTGCTTCTGAGACTGCGCCAAAAGGAAGACTCCGTTAATGGGCGACCAAGTGCCCCCTAAAAAAGTCCCGGGGTCGGTCGGCTTGGTAGACTGGTAGATGCTTCCTACCGGCCACATGACATCGAGCAGGTCGAAGTTCTTAGCGATATCCTTGATACTCTGTTGGATTTCGTCTGTAACATCGGGCTTGGTTAAGCCCATATTCTTAGTTTTTGATGACATTAGATGTCCTTCCACTCAAATGTAAGCTTTACATCATTACCTTCGTGGGCTTCCGTATCGCCTACATAGATGTTTTCACGCCATGTACCGTGTAGTTGGTCCCATGTCCTTGCTTTGAGCTCAGACCATTTAAGAGACTTCAGGCGATTAGTACCGGCTCGCACGAGATAGCCTAGGCGGAAGCCTGCGTACTTCTCCCACGTATCGCTTCCATAGTCCGCCCATACAGCTTTGCCATAATTGAGCGTCGTGTTTACGTGGACGATGTTCTTTCCATGGTGTAAAACCATGTCTTCGTTCGTCCATTTTCCCGGCTCAAAAGCAAAGCTTTGACCATTTAGGTTGATGATGGTGGGAGACGTACATGTGACGATAGGTACCGTCTCTTTTGCAGGACCACCGATTGTGTAAGTCTTGCCGAGCTCGCCGTTAAGGAGATACTCGATGATGCCTTTTGACTTGTACGGTTCGCAGACAATCTGCAGCTTGATTTCTACTGTTTGGTCATAGAGCTTCTGCGTAGTTACGCTAAAGCGACCGGTGTAGGTGTAGTCAGCGTCCCACGATGGGACGAAGTTAAAACGCCTTCCATGCAAGAAGTTCCGAAAGCGCGTCAAACAGTCCTCAATATCCAGCCAATTAAACGTCTCGATTGGATACAAGATGCACTCTATCGTTCTGTCATTGTAGACAGGAGCGCCTGTAAGCCACTCTGACAAGTCTAAAGTGCCATCACGCCCCGGTATAGCTACCTTAGCCGTTTTAAGTGCTGGCGGCTTGTCAGAGTAGCTGTCAAGCACAAGTCCATACGTCTCGCACAGTGGTGTACCGTCTACTGTAATCTCGTAACCTTCGTACTTCATCGGCTTGCCACCACCTTATACTCACCGAGACGTTTATCAATCTCCGGAGCGATAACTCCACCGACCGTTTCTCCGTCCATGTAGAGCTTTAGATTCCGCACGTCTTCACGCAGAGCTCGCACTTCCTCAACAAGAGTTATTGTCCCCGCATCATCTACTGACACCGCATCAGCGATATATCCTTTCAGCGTGTCAATAGGAGCGACTGCTTCTGGACCCGCTTCTCCGCCAACCATGGCATTAGATCCATTCATTCCGAAGATAGTCGGCTGCGTGAGTACAGCGCCCTTTGAATACCACTCGATACCAAGTGTCGGGACGCTTGGCGGGGCAAGCGAGAAACTACCTGAGATGTGGAAATGCGGAAGCTTAATCTTCGGAAACTCGATGTGCAGCCCACGGAAGAAATTGGCAATGGCATTTAGGCCATTCGAGACGGTATTTTTTGCATTGCCCATGATATTGCCGATTGTGTTCGCAATGCCGGAAAAGATACTTGATACCGTACTGGCAACACCATTCAAGATGTTTGAAAAGGCGCTTTCGATGCCGTTAAGCACGCCAGTTATTGCGCCTAGAATGCCGTTCATAATGCCGCGCAGCGCTCCGGACAGGCCGTTCATGATGTTTTGTGCGCCGGTTGATGCCATCTGCCAATTACCTGTGAAAATGCCGACAAATGTACCGACTATAGCTTGGATAACTCCGATAACCGCTTGGATGATGCCGGAAATAGCCGTCATAGCACCCGTAATTACAGACGACGCTACCGTAAAGGCTGTGCCAAGCGCGGTACCGACGAAGTTAGCGAGCATCTGAAGCTGCGCAAGCACGACACCGCCGATAACTCCCGCGATGCCGAGAAGAATTTGCCCAACCACCTGTATTGCTGGCCACGCCATTTCAAATGCTGGAATGACGGTGCCTGTAATGAGATCTCCGACTGTCGCGAACGCATCGCTAAACATCTGTATAGCTGGCTGCACCGCATCGAATACCGGCGCAAAGGTCGATGTAAACCAGTCAACAACTACTTGTAGGCCGTTCTGGAAAGTCTCGCCTGCGCCCTGTGCACTTGTCAGCCAATCAATAAATGGCGCTATAAAGTCTGCTGCGCTAGAGAAAGCATCGGCAATTACATCGATAGCACCTGTAATGTACGGTGCTGCCGTCTGCGCGAAGTTTGCCGCAGCGTCAGCTACGGCAGCAAGAACATTTGCAATACCACCAATGGCAGACGATACAACTCCTGTATCGTAGAGCCTACCAAGCACATCAGCGATACCTTGCAGGGCTGCTACAACGATACCTCCGGCCACATCACCAATCTTCTGGAATGACTCCCAGAGCGACTGCAGAGCCGGACCACATGCTGACGCGATATCGGAGCCTATAGCACCGAGCACAGAGCCAATCTCACCGAGCGCATTTTGCACATCGGTGTTTGTGGCTGCAAGCGCAAGGAAAGCCGCTACAGCAATGCCTACAGGGCCAGAGAGTGCCGACAGACCACCGGACAAAGGTCCGAGCATTCCTGAGAGCACAGGTACGTGCGCAATGACACCTGCAAGCGCAGCCGGACCCTTAAGAGCCACAAAGCCGGCAATTACCGGAGCGAGCGCGGGCATAACGGGGCCGATTGCCTTAGTAATGCCATCAATCGCCGGAGCAAGCTGTTTGAACACTCCAACAGCTGTCTGAATAACGCCGTTCATGAGTGGCTCTGTCATACGCGAGAGTGCCGCACGGACGTTTGCTGCCGCACCTTGAAAGGTATTGCCGGAAGCCTGCGCGGAGTCTCCCAGACCGACACGCATAGCGTCTGAGAACGTCTGAAAGTCGATTTGCCCCTTAGATACCATGTCGGAGACTTCTTCGGAAGTCTTACCAAGATAGCTACCAAGGAGCTGAAGTACCGGCACGCCAGAGCTTGTCAGCTGGAGCATATCGTCACCCATCAGCTTGCCGCGAGCAGCCACGGAACTAAAGATGGTGCCGACGCTGTTAAAGTCACGGCCTGCAGCAGATGCCACATTGGCGACGGATTGCAGGGAGTTCGTCATGTCTTGGCCAGACTTAATGCCGGCTGCGGAAAGCGTAGCAGCTGTGGTGGCCGCATCACCAAGACCGAAGGCCGTACCGCGCACAGCAGTAGTGGCTGAGTTCATGATGGACTCAATGTCTTGCACATCGTGGCCAAAGCCGGCAAGCTTTTTCTTGGCATTGTCAATAGCAAGAGCACGGTCAAAGCCGCCTTGTACGGCAATTCCCGCCACTGCTGCGACCCCTGCGCCTGCGACATTGCCCATCACGCCGACAAGCTCTGACGCATTCGTGCGCACTGCATTCCATGCTCGAGACACGCCGCCTACAGCTGCACTGGAGACGCTTTGCCAGCTATTCTGTGCTTTGTTTTTTAGTCTGTCCCAACTAGAGGACACGGAAGATTCCATCTTGCCGGCTTCGTTTGACGTCTGCTGCGAAGTCTTACCAACACTCTGCTTTAGCTGCTCGGTAGCCGCTCTAGCTTCTTCCATGCCTTTTACAAAACGGGAGTTGTCTACCGTGATTTTCGCGTTAAGAGTGTAATCACTCACGAGGGTTTACCCCCTCTCTAAAAAATTACGGCGTCCCTCGATCTTCTCGAGAGCCGCCATCTTCTGCATTGCTTCACCGGTGCTCATAGCACGCGCCGGCTTGTCATAATCGATTTCATCGAAAAGCGGAATCGGGCTCGAGCTCTTCTTCTGATACGCATTTGCAAGCGCATTACCTATCGCATCACGCACAGCCGAAACCGATAAAACCTCGTAATCTTCACGCGCCCGTTTTAGCAAGACGAGCTGTGAGGGCGTAAGCTCCGCAAACTGCGAAGGGAGCCATCCAAAGCGTACCGCCGCCCATGCCCAAAGCTTTTCTGACTCGTCTATGCCGTCTTTAGGCTCTGTAGTCTGTGGCTGGCTAAGCTTTTCGCCGTGGCGTTTCCAGCGTGGACGCTTTAGGCTTTCGGGAATAAAAAAGCGCAGTCACGCTGCGCTGCATCAACGAACATGTTAATGGCATCAACATATCCGCCTTCTTTCGTCTCGATAAGCTTCTCCGCAATCTCAATGCCTTTTGTAGGATTAACCCAAACCGCGCGGCCACTCTCGCGAATGCCGTAGGCGAGCATCGTCACGAGCTCTCTGATGGTTGGAGAATCACTATTAAAAACTGCCATGATGGACTTGTTGCCCATCGCTGCTTCTGCCATCTCGATACGTTTCAGCGCATAGACAATCTCATACTGAACGCCTTCAACCTCAAAGGTAGTTGGTTCTGCCATTTTTTACTCCTTATACGAAAAACGGGGCGCCCTAAGGCACCCCGAATTGTTAGTTGAATAGTTACTTCGCTTACTTAGCGGCTGTGCGATTAGATGGCTTGGTAATTGCCTTAGCCTTGGCGGCTGCATCAATGTCAAACCACGTCCACTTACCGCTACCGGAAAGCGAGACAGAAGCCGTACGCACGTCATCAGACGGAGAATCAGCTTCGTACTTCGTCACGTATACAGAGCCGCCGCCAATGGGTGTGAAGTCCTTATCGTCATAGAACTCCTTGATACAAAGCGCCGTACCCTCCTCGAATGCTTGGCGAATCAACTTGTCGCTCTCGGCATCCTTAACGACGATAGTGTCAACAGACACCTCAAAAGAGCGTGTAGAAGCGCGCTGAATCTTCCATGCTCCCTTTACGTCCTTAGACGAAACGCTTGTGGTATCTGCGGAAAGCGAAATTTTGTGATCCTTCTCTCCGGAGACGGCAAGCAGTTTGCTTCCGTCGGCGTTAAACAGACCAAGCAATACATCTGCTCCGCTAATAGCAGCTACGCCACCTGCTCCAGTATCGCAGTACGCGCCACTGTCATATGCAGTTGGAGATTGTGTTCCTTCTGGCATGATATGCCCCTTTCTTTTATTTAATAATTAGTCCATACGAGACAGTAATCTCGAACTCAGATATCGCGTGCCACTCCCCCGTCTCGTCTCGCTTAATTGTTTGCACACCGTCATCGACCTGTCGCACGACTCTGTACGGACACGCAAGCTCTACGCGCGTGCTCATAGCTTCTGAGAGCGCATCAAGCATCTCAAAAACCTCTTCGCGAGTCTCGCCGGGCTTTGAAATGGCGTGTATCTGCAGTGTGAATACGTCCAGATACATCGTCTTAGACTTATCCGGACGCGTTGTTACCGCACCAATCGAATAGAAAGGTGACGACTCATTGTTCGCATCCGTTACACACCGAAGACCGGTAGAGTCTTCCACCTGCGCCACGACAGCTGCAATAAGCTCAGAGAGTGGCAGACGCTTTAATGTCTTTTGCATTACATACCACCTTCTTTCAGCAAGTCTTGTATGCGCTTTTTGAGAACGCGGCGCGTAGCTTCCATTTCGCGAGAGAAAAAGTGTTGTCCTTCCACGTACGGAGCTTTGAGACGCTTGCCAAGCTTCGGGACGTATTGTCCAACGTTTTGGCGATGTCCATACTCAACATGTGGAGCGTATTTCGACGTAAAGCCAACTTCACCCTCACTTTTACCGACAGACTGACGAATGGAGCCGACCAACTCACCGGTACGCCGCGGAGTGATGTTGCGTAGATCTTCGGCAACCTCGTTTACTGTACGTTTGATGGCTGTATCGACTCTTAGTTCTTGGAGGTCTGTCAGCTTGGCGGTGAAGTCGTCTGCATCAAGCGTGATATCAATACTCATGACACACCGCCTTTCTGCAGGCGAAGCGTTAGTACGCGCCGTCGCCCGAGCTCTGATACTTGAACTACTTCATAGGCATTACTTGGTTCAGTAACCGGGAAACGTACAAGCGACGCTCTGAGAGCCGTTTTAAGCGGCGTAATTGTAATGAGCGTTAAATCACCCGCCTTGTAGTCGTTCCCCTCATTAGGCGTAGTGAGAACTCCCACAGGACACACTCTTACACGCGCGGTTCCGAGCACTACGCGCTCTTTGATGTGGTTCCCAAGCTTGTCCCGCTTGCCCGTGTCTCTAAGCTCGATAAGCTCACACATCCGCCACCTCATAGAAACCTCACTTTGGGGAGGTTGGAGGTGCCCTCCGCCCTCGCCATATCGGCAAGAGCGGAGAGTTCAGCATCATACTCAGCGAGCACATCGTCTACGAATTGCAATCCCATAGTGCCGCCTTGCCCCTCTGACTCAGACGTAATGCCCTCGTCAAAGCGTCGATTGACCATCTTCACAGCTGCATCGACCACAAGAGACTCAGCAGATGCGGGAAGGTCAGACACACCTATGCGCATACACACACGATCGATAAGAGTTTGGATAACTTCTTTCAGCCATACATCAGATGGCATATCCTCCCAGACATCAAGGCGAGCCTTTACGCGACTAAGCGTATCCATACGCCCACCTCCTTAACTTAGACACCGAGCTTAATAGTGCCCTTAAGTACCGCATCGGAAATCTCCGGGAAAATCTTCGTCCCACTCATGGCAAGTGTATCGACGGTAGCATTAGTGGTCACCACGCTGTGAGTGATGCCAATAAGACCGGTCGCATCAGAGGTAAGTCCGAAAGTCTTAGAAAGAGCGCTGCCGTTAGCCGGAACGTAAGCGATATTGACGTTCTGCGCAGCTGTACCGAAGATGGAGCCTGCGGCGACCTTAGCCGACGCAATGACGGTACCAAGACCAAGGAAGCCCTTAAGGTAATTCAAGCCGAAGGCAGTCTGTGTGGTCACGGTCGCGGTACCAAGATAGGTTGCAATGTCAGTAGGATTAACGAAGAAGACGTACTTGTCAGCATCAGCACCAGTACCGGCATCAAAGCCGTCGTAGTTCTCAAAGACCACTTCAAGAGCACCCCACATATTAGCGAGTGCTTCCTGAAGAGTCTTGCCCTCCTTGGAAGTCTTAGAAGTACCGGTAACGGCGCCAAGCAGATCGTCTTTCGTAAGACCCTGAATGCCAGCCACAAGCCGAGCATCAGTATCATTGATAGCGCGAGACTCACCCTTAGACTGGATGGCTTCGGCCGTAGTATTGCGACGCCACTTGTTAAGCGTAAGGGTATAGGTCTGGTCAGGCTCACGCTTCACGGTAGACAGAGGGATATACTCGCCTTCAGCGACATTGCCTTTCTTAATGTCCTTAGTGTACTTAAAGGTGCGAATGGTCCCACCTTCGGGAACGGGCATCAGATTAGAGATGCCGAGAAGTTTTTGCAGACCTTGAACGCCCGCAGCAAAACGATTGACGTAATCAATGGAAATCTCAGGAGCGATATCTGTCGCTTTAGTTACTCCGGTCTCGGGGTAAGACATAGGTGTGTTAGGCATAGTTGCCACCTTTCTTTAGTTAGAAAACAAATCCATGTGTTCGTGAATTGCGCGTTGACGAGCTTCCGTATCTTGAATAGCCATAATGTCGTCACGCGTCATTGCTTCGGCAGGTGTCGTAGCTTTGGGAGCCTTGCCCGCCAATCTCTCTTTGATGCCTGCTTCAACGGCAGCATTAAAGAGTTCGGAGAAAGCATCAACCGATGCTTTGGTTTCCTCGGCAGTGTCAGCGATAAGACGAGAGAGAAGCGCATCATCAACAGAGATACCTTTTTCTTGAAGTTGCTTACGAGACTCAGCCATCATGCCGGATACTGCATCTTTGCGACGCAAGTCGTCCAACTCTTTTTGAAGCTGGTCGCGTTCATACTCGGCTTTTTGCTGAGCGTTCATCTCCGCCAACTTAGCCGCTTCTGCGATCTTCGCTTCCTGCTGCTCCTGCCACTTAGCAAACTTTTTACCGATAAGCGCATCTACATCAGCGTCCGTGTACTTTGGTTGCTGCTTTGGATTGTCTTTTGTCGGTTCAGTTTGCTTGGTCGGCTCTTGCTTTGGCTCAGTCTGTGCCTGTGCCTGTGGCGTTGGCTCTGCGTTTGTGTTTACATCTGCCATAATTCATTTCTCCTAATCCCCGGCGCTCCAAGGCGCGTCGGCGTGCCTTATATTCCTTAGCTTTTAGCGACATCAAAGCTTGGTCGGCATTAAAAAAGCGACTATCCCTAGTCGCTCTCAATACACAATTCAATAATCTTTTCCAGTACCTCGTCTGTCGGACATCCCCGACAGCGCATAAGTTCGTTCTCGCCGGAGTCGACCACGCATATAGTCGGCAGGTGTTCAATGTCTCGCTCCTTCGCATCGTTTGGATGCCAACCGACATCGACTACTACATATTCGATGTCTTCTTCCGACAGTTGTGGCACAATGCGTCGAATCGTGGAGCGACATAGCGCACACCAATCAGCGACATAGATCATCACTTTGGGCATAGGTTCACCTCCTTAGCGAGGTAACAAAAAAGCCACCCTTTCGAGTGGCTCTAATTTTGAGAAAAGTAAAAAACCTTGTGATTAAAAAATCGCGTCCTCTGGCACTTCCGGGTCTTCGTATGGATCATATGGAGCATTTCTCTCAATGCATAAATTAATCTCATCGATGATTTCCTGATCAGTTCCGTGGAATATCATAAGAGGAAACAAGCCATGAAACTTACTTTCATAGAGATCCATAGCCTTAAGAACTTCATCAGTCATTTAACATCACCTCGATCATTCTCTCAAAAACTTTATATGCATTAGGAAAATACTCTTTGATTTTTCCCAATGATATATCAGACCCCATTGATCCTGCAAACATTTCTGCAAAAGCTTCCTGTGATAAAGCCTTGTTTTCTTTATCCCAATATCCTGGACCATGACCCCATCGTCCTTTTATCTTGCCATGTGTGGCACCTTCAAACATGTCTGATACTCCTGCTTGTTCGGCAGAAGGAAGAGACGCTAGTTCTTGAGAAAGACAACCTCTTACGCTCGATATCTTTGGTTTTCTTAATCTAGAAACCACCTCTTCGATTGTTATGTCTCCTCGTTTGAAAGCACGGTAATCCTCCGGCTTAATCATTCCTGCTATATAAGCCTTTGTAGCACCATTTGGATCGTTCTTTATCATGTTAGGTAAATCTTTAACAAGGCGTTCCATAGTTCTTTTTTCCGCATTTTTTACATCTTCCATAAGAGCTTTACTAAACGCTCCATTTTCAAAACTGTGTGATAGTGAATGATATTCTGTTTTTCCATGCTTAAAGTCTATGTTGTGCCCAAACTCATGAAACCATGTATCACCAGGTTCAATCTTACTGCCACCAAATGTTTCGTGTACATTTAATGTAACCTGGCCTGTGTACGGACGATAAAACGACTGCTTGTTTTTAGTTTTAATAGGTGTCTTAAACTCACTCTCATGCTTAAGATACAACTCTCTCGCTTTAGGGTCAGCCTTCTCAATGCGAACATCGATTACCTTTAGTTCATCATCACCAAGCACCCGATAAACGTCAGCTGAATGATTGGCTTTAGAGTGTTTTTCTACTCTTCCTCCTTTATCATCTACCGCTTTGGCCGCTCTCTCCGCTTGTTTCTTGTCGAGCTGCTTCTGTTGCCAAGCGTCCCAATCCTCAACGGCAGGAGCAATCTGGCATCTACAGTATGGATGGAGTGGTGGGAAGTTTACGCCCACTTGCATATCATCAAAGCGGAAAGTCTTACCCTCGACACCGTGACACTCTTCACAAGTCCGTCCATCATGGACGACCTCGACAGTGTATTCCTCAAAGCCCTCGCGCTTCAGTTCCTCCGCCTGAGCTGCTCGACTGGTATAGGTGCCTTCCGTATAGACCAGGCGCATGAGTGAGGATTGCGGTACGTCCACGAAACGCTTAGAGAGCGTCTTAGCGATTCTCTCGTAGGAATCTCCGCGCGCAAAAGCTTTGGCCATGTCTTGCCCGACGTATGCCGCCAGTGTATCGGCATTGTCCCAAATACGCTGAGAATACCTTGCTCCGCCTGTCCAGGGCGTATCTACAAAGCGCCGAATAAAATCATTGTCGAGCTTGTAGAAGCTCTTACCAAAGCCCATAGCCTGCGCCGTAGTGTTAGCCCCTCTTAAAGCTTGCTTGGCTAGATGGTCGGTCACAGCCCCTGAAACCTCGTCAGTAGCACTGTAGAGCCGTAGCCGCGCGCTCGCCTGAAGACCTTCCAGGCGGTTTAACTTGTAGATGCTCTTGCGTACGTCCACAATGCTTGCCGTCTCCGGATGTGAAATAAGAAACTTATCGCAATCACGAATAAGCAAGTCGCGGTCTGCCTGGTCGAGCGTCTCCATAAGGTGACGATAAGCGATGACGTTATCTTCACCGTAGCGCTTGTAGTAATCGGCCACCTGCCTATCAAGGTCTTTCAGCTCACGCTCATAGACACGTCTCACGCGCTCGGAAAGTAAGCGCTCGTCACGTTCCATAGCTGCATCTGCGATACGCTGGCGCTCGCTCCAGTAAGACGCTGAATCCACGCTTACCCTCCCTTATGTTCTTGTCTGTGTGTTTTAAGCTATTGCTTCATCGGTGCGCGCAGGCACCAGCGCGGCCGCTTGCTCCTCGCGTTCATCGGCCATGCGCTGCATCTCAGCACGTGGCGAATCCACGCACGAGAGCACCGAGAGCTGCGTCTCTTCGGATGTGATCCCTGAGAGGTTGCCTGCAATCTGAGACTCTTCCAGCAGATTCGATGGAAGGTTGCGTGTAAAGGTCGCACGGACGGTCGTCCACGCAGTATCTGAGAGTCGCGTATTTGCGGCGTATCCACAGAGCAAGCGCCAACGCCTGGACAGGGAACGGCGGAACTTACGCTCCTTGACCATGGCGAGGTCGCTCATAGCCTGGAGACGGTATTTAATCGCAATGCCAGAGCTCGTGTTGAAGCTTTCTGAGCTGAGATCAGCCGTCATTGAGAGCGTGGAGATAAGACGCTCCAAGCGGTCGATAAGATGCTCTTGTGTGTTATCCGCATCAGGCTTTGAAAGGAATTCCACAATGATATTCTGTGCATCACGCGACGACAAATTGATGATGCGGTTGTCCCGGAGAGACTTCAGCGTCTCTTCATCAAGCACCGCACCAAGTACTTTCAGATACGCATCCGCATAATACTCAACGTCATTAGCCTTCTCACTGATAGCCTTGTCGTAAGCATTAATAAGCGATGCGACGCCCTCAAACAAGCCTAGCCGCTCTTCGTTATCAAGATACTCAACCACTGGCACATCAGGATATCCATGGGCGATAGTTTCGCCAAAGTGGACAGACGAACCTAAGAACTCAAAGGGTGTCTCATAAGCCGCATCGTAGAGCGTGCCGCGGATAGCGTCGGTCTGGTCATCAAAGCGGTTATCATCCATCCAGAAACGCACTGCGTAGATAATACGGTTCTCAACCGTGTCATCGCGGATGACAAAGCAGTTCATAGGGTTAGCCGTAGTCGAGCGTGCCTGTGCTTGCTCGTCACGCCACATTAGCTCATAGCCTACGCCATAAATGTCGGCTATTTTCGAGAGCTCTGCGTTCATGTCATCGGAGTCATTGAGCGCTCCCCATACCTCAAGGTAATCTGCCATGACTTCGTCATCTGCAGTCGTACGGATAGGCACGCCCATGAAGTAGCCGACCATCGAATCGACAATCTGTTTTGCGAAGTTGGCCACCAGGCGATTATCAGGCTTGTAGTCCGCTTTCTTCTTCTGACTCAAGATAGCGTGCTTACCTTCGTACATGTCGCGCAGACGCATCAAGCGCGGCACCTGATTAGCTTGATAATCAGTTAAGATGCTGGCGAGCTTGTCCGCTGTCAACTCAACACCTTCCGGCAGGCGGTAGCCGCCGACAGGCTCATACGTAGCGGCATTGGCATTCTCGGTAGCCACTAGAGACCTCCTTTGAATAGGTGAATTACAGGCGCGTTGTCGTGCAGTCTGATAGCACACGCCAGTGAGTCGGGCGCGTCATCGTGCTCTGCACCCTCGGTAAAATCTATTACTTCGTCCCAGTACTCACGCGACGCTTTGACACTGCTTTGAAGCCTGTGCAAGTGCGACCATTGACCACGCGCAAACGTTGAGATCTTGATGAACTTATTCTCTGTTTCTTGGTAAGTCGATACAGGCAACCTATAACCTTCGAGTTTGTCGGCAACGTAACCTTTATCCGCGTTCTTCTCCATGTACACCGTGCCAAGTCTTAGCTCGCGGTGTAGTTCCAAGATGCGAGCCATGCACTTATCGATGTGCGTCTCCCGGTACAGCTCACCATGAACATATGGCTCACCATCTCGCCACTGGATGCACGTAATGGCTGTGCCATCCTTGCCGCCATAGGCTGCATCAACGTGCATCACGCCGTCGTAGAGAAGGCTCTCGTCTTTGAAGCTCTGGCATTCACCCTCAAATACCGCGCCTTCCTCGGCCACATGACGTAGCTCATAGTTCGCCGCGAAGAGTGAGTGTGTCATCTGCTTCTTAAGCGTCTCGGCTTCTTTTTGTGCAATAAGTCCCGTTTTGTCCCAAGGCCACCGCACAGGCTCAGGCATCAGTTGAAAAGCATCATCCTTGTGCCAAGGAGTACCCGTGTTAACGATACGCCCGCCGCGATTCTTGACGTTCTGAAGCTCGCGATAAACCTGCTTCGTACGCTCGCGCTCTGCTCGTGAGTATCTGTCACGCACTGTCACAATATCGTCTGTGCACACAATGTCCCAGTGTTTGCCTGTAAGCGACCCTCCAATACCGTATCCGGAGACTTGCGACACACCCGAAACATTGCACGCGATATCACACGATAGCTCCGTAGATGATGCCGTGGTGATCCTCACAGGCCTTCCGTAGATAATCTCGGCGATGTCTTGCGTGATATCTGAGCGCAGCATCTTTTCGACTGCCGAGAAGACCTCTGACACATCAGCTTCACTCTTGCGGAGAAATCCAACGGTCTTATCAGGCTGTGTAAGCATGATCACCCACAAAGCAACTTCAAGACTTGTTGTCTTGTATGAGCCACGGTGCGCTTGCAATGTCATGTCATGTTTGCCGTATGCGATATCTCGAATCCACATGTCGTGGAGTCCCTCGCGCAGAAGGTCGTAGCCAAGCATATGGGCAAGCCTTACCGGATGTTGCTTGAGGAGGTGTGCAAGTGCTCTATCCTTCTCCACTGTCTACCTCATCGAGCAAACTCTTAAATGCGGCGCTGGCTTCCTTAGCATTGGCGGATACTTCCATTTGCTGCACAGGCTTCTGTCCGGATGTATCGCGGACGAACTCAGCAGCGCGCACATCTCCATCGAGTGCTTGGGTAAGCACAGCAAGAGCCATCTTTTGCCCAACGGTCAGGTTCTTAGCCGCGTTCAAGCCTTCGAGCGTCTTAGCGTCTGAGAGCTTGCCCGCCCTCATGGGCATATCAAGCAGATCTTGAAAGAGCTCGCGCATTTCCTTCTTCTTACGGCGAGCCTTCCCGGAAGCCTTTCCGCCTTTACGACCGCGCACTCGTGCTTCTTCTGTGCTTGGCGCCTTAAGATTCTCCTTATTTCCACGCGGCATCGACTCGCCTCCTTTGCATACGAAAAAAGCCCCTGCGCATCCGCAAGGGCTTTACCGAGTCATTCTCTGTCAGTCACACCTGACGATACCACAATACCGCTTTTCCTAGTCTTTTCAAGTTCCAAACAGTACCAACTAGTACCAAACAGTTCCAACTTTCTAGACGCTACTCCATCCATTCACCAACCGCGCTACCCCTATGTCATCTGTCAGCTCGAAAACCTGATTACGCATTCTAAGACACGAACTACGCGACATGTGTGCGATACGACTCGTCTCACTCCAGCTTTTTCCATCCACAAAATACAGCTGCATCACAAGCGCTGCATCCTGACTGACGGCAAGTCCGATTGTATGACACGCTTTATAGCCATCGTCAATCGTCTTCTCCAACTCCCGCACAAGTCGCGCGAGAGCTTCCTCTGCGCTCATTATAGCGACTGAAACACTTGCTGTAGGGTCAGAAGTCATTCCGATACTTCCGGAGCCACCAGATGCGCTCCTAGGCTCTCTCATAGCGTTTAGCCTGATACGTGCGGAAGAAATCGACAGACTCGCATTCCTTACATCCTCCCACCATTCTTGCGCTGTCATCGACTATCACCTACTTTACCTGCAAAATCTCGTCTAATTTCCTCCACTTTAAAGAATATTCCGTATGTCTTCGCGTAGCCTTTGCTTAGATGCTCGTCGATAATTCCTCTATCGTCATCGATAACATTGCATCTCACGAGACAATCTTCAAACGTCTTGAGCATATTCGACATATCGGGCTTTCCTGTGTGCGGCTCGCCGTCTCTGTGCTTCATGCTTTCCGGAAACATCCATCTCACGGTGAGCCGAAGCGGGCTTTGCAGGGTCTCTATGTCCTTTCCAACAGATGCACGTATCCATGAACACAGCTCGTCTTCTGCGTCCTTGAGCCTGTTTGACTTTCTGATGGCGGCTCTGCCTTTCCTCGGTCCTCCACCAATGACATATGCTTCGAGCGCGTTGTGCGTCACCTTTGGAGGTTCTATTGGCAGAAACGCGCGAATCACTTTTGCGTCTTTCAACGCGAATCACCTTCTTCACTTTTGTTGATTTTTGGCATGCCAAAATTGGCGTCGCTTTTTAATTGTTAATCTTGCGGCAGGGGTGCTTGCACAAGCGTCAGCGCACAAGGGGATTGTGCGCGCGTTTTATGCGCACATCCCTAGTGCAGAGCACACCCTGTCCAAGGGAACATGTTAGTGTTACCACCAAAATAGGCATATATGCTTATATAAGCGGTGCGCCGTTTTTGGTGGCATTACGTATCGGAGTCACTCCAGAAGTCTTCTTCTACTTCCTTCATAGTGTCGTAGAAAACAGTAATTTTCTTTGTTCTACCTCTGCTTCCTTCGGTTTCTATTTGCTTCTTTCCGATAGGACACCAGTCAGAATTAGCCCAATTTCTGACATTTCTTGTCGTCGGCTTGGTTTCGCAGCCTTCGGCGTCAATTTTTGTACCAATTCTGTCCATCAAATCGTTTAGTGGGACAAGGTTGTTTTCTCCGCCGCATCCATCCGCCAAAGCCTTATCGAAAGCTTTCTGCATCAACTCCGAAGCTTCTTTTCTGATCTTCCTATTCTTTTCAAGTTTCGATTCGCGCCCCTTCGCAAACGGATCTGCTCCTTCCGTCTCGAACCTCGATAGCTTCCCCGTCGGATCAAGGTAAAACCTCGGCCACGAAAAGATGACGTTTTTCTCCGGAGGTGTTGGGAAGCTTCGTGTCGTCATTGACACGCGGTACGCCGGAGCGCCGGAAAGATGTGTCTTTCTGAACTCTTCAGGAATCTCTAGCGGCGTGAAGTCACACATGGAGTCTGCATCACGCGCATAGACACCAGAGCCACTCATGCGGTCCATTGCTTTTTTCTGTCCTGACGTGCCTTTTGGATGATGGTGCGCATAGACTACGGCACATCCGCACTCTTCCGTGATACGGTCGATGGCATTCGTGAACTCTGCTACCATGCGAGAATCGTTATCATCTCCGCCGTTGACCTTATAGACTGGGTCAACAATGATCATCGCGAAAGTACCGGACTCACCGTGTTTGAGCACGCGCCGGATAAGAAGCGGTGTGAGCTCTTTCATAAGACGCGCCTTGCCGCGCAGATTCCACGTGTAGAAGTTCTTGCGCAGACTATTTACTTTTTCTGTGTCAGCATGGTCGCGACGTGCATTCCAGACGGTATGCAAACGCTGTCTGAACTCGTCTGCTTCAATCTCCAAATTAACGTAGAGCACCTTGCCTTTAGCACATGGCATATCAAGCCAGTCTCCACCGGTACACACCGCTTCTGCCAAATCGATAAGCGCGTAAGACTTGCCCATCTTAGAATCACCGGTGACGATAAGCTTCTGTCCTTGTCGGAGCAGTCCCGCGTCCTCGGTGCCTATAAGCGGCGCGTTGAGCACTATAGGTTCGTCCCAGTCTGAACAGTCCACCTCGTCCGGCAAATCGTCTTCCGACTCGTCAATCCATACTTCCCATTCGTCCCAATCTTTGCAGCCGATGTTGAGCTCTAGGAGCTTCTGGCGGTTTCCTGCGCGCGTAATGCCCGGCATACGTGAGAGACGGCTTGGATTCTTGTTGGCTGTGTCAGGACTGAAACCATGTGTCGCACAGTACTGGTAAAGCTTCTCTACGCGTTTTCTGTAGAGTGCATAGTCTGACCCTGCATCGATTCGGACAATAGCGTGGACGCTTTTGTGTCCTGAGCTGACGACTGCCGCGCACGGTAGCTTCATTGCTTTGATCATGCCAAGCTGCTTTTCGACTTCAAGTGTGTCAGATTCGACCAGTGCGTAGCGATACTCGATAACGTTTTGATTTCCTCGCCCCTTACCGTCCATCGGATTAAAACAAATCCATGCTCCGGCGTTCTCGTTCCAGTCTCCCAGCACAGCCCCGATATCGTCATTTTTGCATTTCGATAGTTCCTCGCGGAGCTGCTCGGCGGTTCTGTCCCAATGCCCACGCTTAGGCATATACCGACCGTCTTTCTCGTACGTCTCGTTGACGTAGCATACATGGTCGGAATCGTCGAAAAGCGTTTGCAAGTAGTCCGAAAGCTCGCGTGCTGGATGCCACGTGCCGCCGTTAATATCGACGTCTTCTTCATCAACCCAGTCTGGTGTAATGCCGCCTACCATGATTGGCTCGTCCCAGTCAATGGCTCGTACCGGACCTTGTGATGGATACCATCCTCTTTCTCTTGCCATTTGAATAATGGTGCCAGAGGTAACCCTCTCGACACCATTACCGAAACTCTTCCATTTACGCTCGCACTCGCCTTCATGGTAGCGCGCGCTGTCTTGGCGGCTCCATTCATCCCAGTCCTGCCACGTAAAGCAGGACTCATGGAGTGCCATACCGCAATCGACCCACTCTTGATAGCTAAGTCCCGCAGGATCTATCGCATCGAGTGCATCCAGTAGATCTTTATGATTATTCCTTGCGTCCACTTCTTCTCCACTCCTCCTCTCTCACTCTCTCGCCAAAGTAGCAATCACCACATACCGCATAGCCAAAGCCGTGAGGTGTGTGAATTTCCTTGCTTGTATAGCAGTCGCCAAATCGCACCGGGCGTCCGCAAAGAGCACAACTGATGATCTCGTCCATATCGTCCGAGTAGCTCTTGACCTTCAGTTCGTTTTCGGGGCATTGTATGACTCGTAGGTCTGTTTGTTGTAGTTCCAGCGTCTAAGCGTTGTCATTGCGATTATCCAGCCCCCGTATCTTGTTTTCTCGCGCGACCTCTTTTGCGTGGCACTCCTTACACACCGCATATCCTTCACCACTATTTGTGTATAACTCGCGACTTTCGTACATCCCGCCGTATTTAATGAGCCTGCCACATTGTGCACAATTGGTGTTGAGGTACATAGACGACAAGGCCTTTTTAACGCTCCACGTGCTCGGAATTCTGTACAGCTCATACGCTTGCTTTTCACAGTTCCATCTTCGGATGTTCTTCATTCCTCTCATGACTTCACCACCCTTGCACCGCAGTTGGGGCAGTAGTTAGGCTCAGTCACATCTCCGCACCAGCCACAGGCAGAGCATGCAAAGTCATAGCCCTCGCCATTAGTGCCTTCTTCACCGCCAAAATCATGGCATGTAGGGTCGATTAAGTCGGCTAAGCACTCAGCGAGAACTGAGTGACGCAGTCGCTCTGCTACCTCTTGGCGCTCCTCTGGGGTGACGCTATTCATTGTGCTCTCCTCTTTTTGCAGCTCTTGCGCGCTTTAGTTGCCAATAGTTACACAAAAGCGAGTAGGTATATAGCGGTCCTCCATAGGCAAAATGGGTTCCAAAGAGCCATTCGGGACCTTCTGGGTCATCGGCAGCAAAGCCACCTCCCCAACCATGTTTAGCTTCAATGTGCCAGAGAACCCATGCAAGGATTCTTTGAGGTAGAGTTAAATGTGGAACCATATTGATTGCCTACCTCCCTAGAATCTCATGGACGAGCATCCCTTGCGGGAAAGTTATCCAGTTGTATGTACTGAAAGCGGAAAAGATAAAAATCGTAATGAAAATTGCAGTAATGCCAGTAAGAACAATAGTGCAGAAAAGAAAAAAGCCCCAATCTTCATCATTTGTTTTGTGAAGAGTCCTCGTCTTGCGAAATAAGAAGACTGACGGGACAGTACATAAAATGATCGCTATACCGACCATAACTAAGCAACGCCAGGAATCCACTATCTTTGTCTGTACATACTGAGACATAGACTCTGCTGCGATGCTATAGGCGCCGTCAAAGCGCTTTGCGATCTCGTCTATGATTTTGGTTGTGATTTCATCAGTCATCAGAGTCACCTTCGTCCTCCTTTATCCGCTGCAAGACTGACTTGGTGATAAGCTCTTTCAGCTCGTAGTGAGGTATGCCGCATATTTCAGATGCAGCATACTCAAAGCACGCACCTTCTGAGTCTCGCCAGCCGGGGAGCATTACTACACATTTATGCGCAGTTAGATTAAATAGGCATATACGCATTGCTTCTTCGCGCTCCGTGTTGTCTGGTATTTTTGTGGCTGGGTTAAAGGCAAAGTCTGCACCTAATGCTCTAATAATTTCCATTGCATCTTCGAATTTGTCCTTGTAGTCATCTATTCCGGTTATGGGACCGGACAAAAAGACCGACTTGCCTTGTATCTCGCTAATGGGCTTTACAAGGTCTTTCAGAGGAAGATTCTCGCGTACCAAATTGTGCAGCTTGACAATCTCTTTGTCGCTTAAATCGTTAGCTACTATTTCGATATTCATTGTTGCTCCTTTTAGTTGTTTGGATCATACGTTGCGGGGTCAATATCGCGTGGTACTATCCAGCGGTTCATAGCTAAGCGGCTCATCATGTGGCTGGCTTGCTCAAACGTCCAAAGCCCCGGATGCTGGAAGCCCTTGCGCTCCAACATGCGCACCTGCTTAGGCGTGGCCAAGTGCGCATCGATACGTTCACGCGCCTTCGCAAGTACGAGCTCTGCGTATCCTTGCGTTATGCCTTCGGGGTCAATACCGAGTTTCTCCAGTTGTTCTGTCTGTTTTTTAGTAATTGGACGCTCTTCCCATTCAAAAGCTGGCTCGAAGGTCTGTAGATCTAAATCACAAATGCTTACTGCATACTGCAGAGGATCAACAAACTTCGCTTTGCGCTTACGCATTCGTGCGAGCTCTGCTGCAAGCGCCGCTTCACGCTCAAGCGCTACGTCTTGCTTAGCGATTGGCTCGGCTCCCATAAGGTCAACCGCGCCGTCTGTCTCCTGCGTCATCTCGGTGATGCGCTTAGCTACGTCATCAGATGTCGCGAAGAGCGCCGCCGGGCGTACCAAATTGTGGCGTCCAGTCATCCACAGAAAGTCGAGTAGAAGAAGCTTCTCTTTGCCTGTTTTAGGCGAGAGACGAGTACCACGCCCTACCATCTGAACGTAAAGACTTCTACTCTTGGTTGGTCGAAGACACACGATACAGTCCACTGAGGGACAGTCCCAGCCTTCCGTGAGCAGCATGGAGTTGCAGAGCACTTGATACTTTCCACGGTTAAAGTCCGCAAGTATTTCCTCGCGGTCCTCGCTCTGTCCGTCCACTTCACAGGCGATAAGTCCGCGCTCATTAAGCTTCTCGGCAAACGCCTTAGCGGTTCTCACAAGCGGCAGAAACACCACTGTGCGTCTATCCTGACAGCGCGTAACCATAGCATCCGCGATGGCGTCAAGATATGGCTCTAGAGCGTCTCCAAGCTGTCCGGCTTGGTAGTCTCCGTGTGTCACAGACACGCTCGATACGTCCAACTCAAGCGGTACCATCTCGGCTTCTATCGGGCAAAGATACCCGTCCTTGATGGCTTGCGCGATGTCGTACTCAAAAGCGATGGAATCGTATACCTCGCCGAGGTCTTTCTTGTCTGCCCTGTCGGCGGTCGCGGTAACCCCTAGTACTCGCGCGCCCTTAAAGTGATCGAGGATGCGGATGTAGCCGTCTGCCAGTGTGTGATGCGCTTCATCTACGATAATTGCGTTGAATCTGTCTGGTGCGAAGGCGTTAAGTCTGTCTTGTCGCATGAGAGTCTGCACCGAGCCGACCGTAACACGCGCCCATGAATTGAGCGATGTACTTTCGGCCTTTTCAAGTGCGGACTCTAGGCCGGATGTGCGTTGAATCTTGTCTGCTGCCTGCTCCAAGAGCTCGCCGCGGTGCGCAAGAATAAGAGAGCGGCCACCTGCTGCGGCTACTCTCTTTACAATCTCGGCAAAGCAGATAGTTTTACCGCATCCTGTTGCCATGGAAAGAAGAGTCCGGCGATTACCGGACTCCCATTCACGAAACACAGACTCTACCGCTTCGACCTGATATGGTCTTAGCTCCATGATTACAACGCTCCATACTTACTCGTGCCTGTGGCTGGTGCTGGTGCAGGAGCCGATGGAGCGGTGACATATGCCGGAACAGTTGCAGTAGTCGCAGTAGTGGCCGGATTGTCGTAAAGGAACTTCTCGACCTCGTTGTACTGCTTACCGTTGTATTCACGGTTCTTGATAAGCACTCTTCCCTGAGCGCCGATGACGCGCGACCACGGCATAGCGTAGTTAACGCCTTCAGGCATGTCTGCTGCAATTAAGCGGCAGCTCTTAAAGAAATGCGTCAGCTTCCACTTTTGGTTAGATACAAGGAAAAGATTCGCAAAGACGGTAGTCTCCTGAATGCCATTCGAGCATTTAAGCGCCAGCTTTGCGACTGAACATGCCGGAAGTTTTGAGCTGCCGTCATAATGCCCCCGCTCGAAACTTGTAACGGTGAAGTTATACTCCCCCGGTTCGAGCAGGACAAACTCAGGCTCCTTCTCGACGGTGATCTCTTCATCCCATCCGATTGCGCTTACTTCTTCTGCCATGATTTTTTCTCCTTTTTCCTATGGCTTGATTACTTAAACGGCACAGGGATTGACTTCGCCTGTGCGACCTCACGATTGGACTTGATGCGATTTAGGAATGTCGGCCATCCTGCTACGAGGTAATCGACAAAGCCTTGCTCGTAGTCTGCTACTGCGCAATCTTCCGGGTAATTCCCTGTCTGTCCGACGTTAAAGCGCAGCTCTTCATCGGTCACATGGTCGATTGCCATAAGATCAACCAATTTGTTGAAGCTTGCCGGGTAGTTTGGACGCACATACGCCGGTGCTGTAGTAGTGGTGGTCATGACTGGCTGTGATGGCGTTTCTGCGGCTTTTTTAGGTGTTGCGGTAGTAGTAACCGGAGCAGGTTTTACGGCAGTGCTCACGCTCTCCTGTGGCTTTGCGTCTGCCATCATATCGGGGATGGCTGCAGCAAGTTCTTTCGGCATCTTGCCAAACTCCAAGGGTAGCTCTTCGGGCAGTCCAAAACGATTCTTTGCGTCCCATGTGGTCGCGTGTGTCGTGCGAATGATGCGACGTCCACCTGTGGCCTTAGCCTTGCCACTCTTCGTCGTCTCGACGTAGGTCTTATAGTCGCAGAAAAGGACCATATCCGCCCACTCTTTGACCATTGGCGAGACTTTCTTCGTCAACTTCAACTCGAAGCGGTCATAGGCTCCCGATTCATCGGGACGCTCGAACTTGCGGAGGTCAGAATGTCCGACCAGAACAACGTTTCGTCCGTGCTCGACAATCTCCGAGCAGAGGTCAAGCAGCTTGCCGTATTCCTCTTGGAGGATGGTATAACCTTTCCCGTAACCCCATTCTTCGATACTTTTCTTTCCGTCGCGTGCCATGATGTGCGCCGCACACATGCGCTCTGCTGCATCTGCAGTATCGATGACAACAGACGAGCAATTCACGCCACCATCACGTACTTCGCGCAGCTCGTCTAACAGCATCGACCAAGATGTAGGGCGCGGAAGACGTGCAACAGGAAGCTGCTTTGTACCGGCTTCGATATCGATGTAAACAGGACTTGGCCACATCGCAGCAAGGGTTGACTTGCCGATGCCTTCGGGGCCATAAATAAGCGTTTTGATTGCGGTCTTTTGCACACCGCAAATGAGATCGTATTTACCCATATTAGAGTTCCTTCCATGTATGCGTGGTAGCTGTCTTCTTAGCAGCCTTCTTGGTGGGCTTAGGTGCTTCTTCTGCGCCATCCCATCCAATGGCTTTTGGCGTTTTTGGAGCTGGCTCTGCGAGGTCTTGACCCTCAATGCGACCGTCTACAATGACCACGGTGCAAGAGTCGTCAGTGGCCACGCGGGTGCCGATGATTTGCAGTCCCTCGCCTTTCGCCCACTCACCGAACTTCTTAAGCTCGTCGGTGTCGAACTGCTCTAACTTATCGACCAACACGAAGCCGCACTCTGGCTTAGTGGCGCGGACAATGGCTGTGGCTACGACCAACTGCTCTGCCCCGCTCATGTCACCCCACGTGTGGTCTTTGTAAGTGAGTGCTCCGTCGTCATCAATGGATAGCTCCGGCAATGGTAGCGGTGCGCCGTCGAGCAGAGACCGACGCTCATTGCGCAGATCATCAAGCTTTGCGGTAAGTGCGTCGTATTCGGCTTCGGCTTGTGTGGCCGCGTCTACGGCTTCTGCTTTCGCCTGATTGCCACGCACTCGCTCGTTAATCGTCTCGATGTTTGCAATGGACGCTTCGATTTCCTCGGTGCTTTCCAGCTCGATTTCTGCCGTACTCTTTTCGAGTACTTCTGCGTCATGATGTGCCTGTATCGCATCTAGACGTAGGCTATTTGCCTTTGCTTCGGCTTCTTCCAGCTGCCGCTTTAACTCGTCTACACGCTCAACTGCAGTCTTCGCGGCTTCGTCGGCGAGCGTTGCTTTGCGCGCAGTCTCTTCGGCGTTCTGCTTAGCCTTCATCTTCTCGCCGTTGCGCGTAAGAATCGCTTGTTGCTCCTGTATAAGCTCTGACGCGCTTACAGGCTCTTCCGGAGCATCGTCGTAGTGTGGGAGCTTTTCCGCATGTGCACGCTTGGACTTAGCGTCGCGACCAACCAACTGGCGATCTTGGAAGGTTGCACGAATAGATCCGTCAATTTTCGCGAGCTCTGCATCGATGCCAAGCGTCTGCAAAAGAGCTGTCGCCTTATCAGCGTCCGAGCCGTTCATAAAGCGCGGGATGTTGAGTGCCAACTGGCTGACAAAATCGTTTAGAAGTTGCTGTCCGGCTTTTTTGCCCATAGTGTCAGTGACGTGAAGCGAACCGTTTTTACCTTTTCGCTCGACCACAACACCGTTATCAAGCTCAATGTGGAGCTTTGCAGGCGTTGCTCCGCCTTTGCGGTTCGGGTCATCCGGCTTCAACTTGTCGCCACCGAGCGCCCATGCAATGGCATCGAGTACGCTTGTTTTGCCCTGGGCGTTCTTTCCGCCAATAACGGTCAAGCCGTCTTTTGTCGGCTCAAGCTCAACGGCACGTATGCGCTTGACGTTTTCCAGCTCAAGCGAGGATATTTTCACAGACATTTAATCCCTCCAGCAGTAGGCACCGGCGAGCACTAAGCCACAAAGAGCAGCCAGTGCGTATATGCCGAGTGCGTCGTATACAAATAGAAAGAAAGCGGGAAGTATTCCCGTCAGTGCAAGCACTGCAAGAAGAAGGGCGCACCCCTCTTTTAGGTGCTGTAAAATGGATGTGTCTTTATCCTGGGAAGAATAAGACACGCTCTTGCGGTGTTTGCCCACTGCAAGAGCATTTTTTGTTGATGTCATGGTCTCCTACTCTTTCGTAATCAGGTACAAAACACCAAGTGTTGCGATACATGTACCGGCGACAATGGCTCCAAGCGGCCATCCATACGCACCGCCTGCGCCAATAGAAACAGTTGCAATGCCGATATAGATATAGGCCGCTGCCAGCTTTTCTGATTTTTTGTCCACTACCCCACCATCTCCTTCATCCACTTAAAGAGGTCTGTGCGTCTGACGCGCCGACCGCGTACATATCCATGCGGCATCAGGCTCGGTAGTTCGGCACGCCTGATGGCAGTGCGGATTACTTTCTGCGAGAATCCGGAGATTGCCGACGCTTCGGGAATCGAGAGCGTGAGTGGTCCGTCCGGAGCCGCAAAGTTCGAGTTCTGCATACGTGCTCCTTTCTTTGTCGTCTTTGATAAAACGGTGCAGTTCTTTCCGTGAGGGCTGCCAACGTGGCAGATAGAGGACACTGCCGGCTCCCCCGGTTTGTGCCGTCGTATCTGGTATTCAGCTTTCAAGGTTCGATGTAGTGCGGTAATGCTTAGTTCTTTGCGCCCGGCTTGCCGATGATGTCGTCAAGCGAGCATCCAATCGCATTGCAGATTGCAAGCAGGGTCTGTACGCGGGAGTTCTTCTGCTGCCCCGTCTCGATGCTGAGAATGGTGTTCTCCGTTACTCCGCTCTCATACGAGATTTGACGCAGTGTCTTACCGCTTGACTTACGTAGCTCGCGCAGCTTCTGTCCGTCCATGTGTTTCACCTCCTTTGTTTGGTCATTTATTTTGACCAATTCAGAATATAGGATAATTTAATTGACCGGTCAAGTGTTTTGGTCAATTATTTTTTTCAAAATGTGCTATATGTCTTAATGTGGTCATTTGAATTAGAGGGGGTGTAATTATGAGTGTATTTGGAGACAATATCGCTAGATTGCGTACTCAAGCCGGAATGACTCAACGTGATCTTGCAGCAAAACTTGAAATATCAAAAGGAACCGTTGGGGCGTGGGAGACAAAAGACACTCTTCCTGATTATCCAAAAATACAAAAACTGGCGGAATTATTTGATGTTCCTGTTCAGCTTCTTTTTTCTGTGTATTACCCTTCTCGTGATGACGAAAACTTTGCTAGTACAGAATTACGAGTCTATGGAAAAATTGCAGCCGGTACTCCTATTGATATGGAGGAAGGGGACTATGGCTTTCCTTGTCCGTCTTATTTGCTAAAAAAGCATCCAAAAGCTTTTTATCTTGAGATAGACGGCGAAAGTATGAATAATGTCTTGCCTAATGGATCACTTGCTCTTGTAGATCCAGCCTTAAAAGATCATCACATAAATGGAAATATATACGCTCTATGTATTAACGGCTATAGTGCCACTACAAAACGTGTGAGATTTCTTGAAAACGGCGTGGAGTTAATTCCAGACTCTAAAGACCCTACCTTCCACGCTCAGGTCTACGATAAGACGGTAGAAGGCACGGAAAGTATTACCATCATCGGTGAAGTGGTGTGGTACTCCATACCATTTGATTTCAAGATCTAAGAGAAGGGGAAGAAATGAAATATCAGAAGTTTGTCATGGTCGGCGCGGGACTAGCACTCTCGCTGGCTCTCACGGCTTGCGGTGGTGCGCCACAGCAGAGCACGCAAGGCACAACGCAGACAGAGACCAAGCAGGAGCAGCAAGCACCGGCCAAGAAGGACTTTGACGGGTCAAAGCAAACCGAGGTCGGAGAAGGCTCTGTTATGCTTGCTACTGCAGCTGGCACGACAGAGAATGGCAACGTTTCAAAGCTGACTATTCAAAAAGACACTCAGCTGACACAGATTGAGGTTGATACAAAAGACCTCGACCGCTCCGCTGTAACGCACATCTATGTGGATGGAGTCGAGAATACAAAAGGCAATATGGGAGATTCTCAGAAGTCTATCGACCTTTCAGGCGATGCTCTGAAAGCTGGCGACCATACTGTTGAGGTGGTTCAATTTAAGGGCGATGACGCATCTGGCGAAGTGGTCTTCTATCGCAAAGTTAGTTACCAGGTCGCGAATTAAGCAACAAAAAAGCTCCCTCACATCCGCCAAGACGACAAGGGAGCTAAGCCACCGCTGAAGGAGGCATGAAACAATTATGCCACGAAAACCAATGCGCAGTAACTGGGGCAGCGTAACTGAAATCGAAAAGAACAAACGCTACCGTATCCGGTACTGGTCGGAAACGTCCAAGGGGTATCGTCGTGCGTCTGAGACGGTACGCGGTACTAAGCGCCAAGCATACGACAGACTGGCAGAACTGCGTTTAAAGCATTCTGAAGACGCGCCGGCGCCCACGCTCAACCAAGTATGGGGTATGTGGGTGCTTCCACGCCTAGAAAAACGATGCGCCGACCATGAAATCTCATATTCGACGTATGCCAATTACACACGTACATGGCGCCTTGTGTTTGTTAACCGTGGGTGGTCATCGCTTCCAGTCGATACCGTTCGTCCAATGACTGTACAGGGTTGGTATGACGAAATAACCAAATCACAGGCTCACTTCGTCAGAATTATACTGGGCGCAATTTACGCAGAGTGTGAGCTCCGCGATGTCTGTTCTGCAGATGTTGCTCGAAGACACTACCACATGCCTAAAGCAGGAACCACGCGTGATGCTGGAATTTGGACGCTTGAAGAGTTGCGTCAGATCTATGCAACTTTGCGCGGAACATACCTTGAAGCTTGGTTTATTTTGGCTGCGTTTGGTGGACCTCGTATCGGGGAAGCTCTAGCGGTTCGCAACTCAGAAATTGAACTCGTTAAGTTTGACGGAGTGCCCGTGGCAGTCGTACCCATTACAAAGCAATGGACGCAAACTGATGAAATTGTGAATACGCTAAAGACGAAGCAAAGCATCCATCCGGCTGTTGTCCCGGGACCTCTTGGAGCGCGTCTTTATGAGCTCGCACAGGCGTCTGAAGATGAATGGATACTGCAAGGACCAAAAGGTATGCCAATGACGCAGAGAAGACTTCTTCGTGTGTGGAAGATGGTTTGTCGTGATGCTGGTGTTAAGCATCATCCAAAGGGAAAGCTGCGTAATTCATGGCAAACGTTCACCCACTGGGAGCTAGGCATTGAGCGCGAGAAGATAGAGCGCATGATGGGTCATAAAGGTTCAAGCGTCACAGAGATCCACTACGATAAGCCGGAAGCAGAGATGCTCGCGAAGGCTGCCGCAGAAGCCTATAAGCTACATCCATATGCTGATAATTGGGACGAATTGGGACTTGAATAGTAGCTATATAGCTGTTTATCTGCTGTTGTTGTGTAATAAAATACACACCTAAAGTGTAGACCCATGTGCCAAAACATCAAAACGATCAATGTGTAGAAGCACCTGATCTAAACCAATGATTCCCGACAGAGTGGTTACCAGTTCGTTGTCAATCCAGATTGACAGATTCCTGAACCCGGCACCCTTGCGAGCTCCCGACCATTCCATATGCTCAATGTTTGAGTACTGCACGGTGACATCTGGACCAACAAACGGAGTAACAATCATTTCCTCGTCAAAAAGTTGGACTTTATAGCGGGACAACAAAAACCACGCCGCAAACATGACCATCGTGAAGCTTGCAAAAAACGCCATGACCACAAACGGATCCGCTGAAAAAACTCCCCAGGTACAAAAAGCCCCGAGCGAAATGCCCATGGTGGCCATAAGCGCCATGTCAATAACAAGTGATCTCGTAAGAGATGCAGGGACGACATAGGTATCGTGATGGCTATGTCGTCTCTCCGAAAGGCCCGCGTTGCTCACCCGTTCCATAAGTGCGGCCACAATTGGTGCTGCAATGATGACAAGCGCAAGAATTATGGTTTGCACGGCAACGCTTCCTTTCTCTTCTCAGGGGTAGTTACCTTTTGTTAATCAGTCTACCCGTTTGTTGGAAAAAAGAACAAACACTTACTGAAATTATGCTATACCCTCGCTCCTCCATGCTTGAACAGGAAGAACGAGGGCGTGAACGGTACATAATACGCTGTGAATGACATCTTCATAACGCTCACGGCTAAATTACTACCGCTCGTAGGAAGATGCCCTTAAAGCAAGGTTGTCTTGGCTGACC